TGTAATTCTTGAATGCTGAAGTAAAATGACCATCTATTACTACTTCTCCAACATTACTTGAAACTGTTGTAGTATGTAATAATTCCATATCTGTACCACTTACAGTTCCACTAAATGCATAGGTATCTGCTAAGTTCATTGACTCAGCTTGAATTTTGCTTAATGCCATTCTCTATGCTCCTATTAACTTAAATGCACCAAATGATAATGAACCTGCTTCAATTACAACATCACCACCACTTACAGTATTAAGATAGCAATACATCTCTAGGTAGTCAGAGCTACCATTCATGTCTATTATTAAAGAAGGGGAAAGACCATATCTATTAGACCTAGAAGTACCATGTCCTTGTGAACCATTTTGTATAAATTCTGAACCATTTTTATAAATACTAATTTTGCCATTATATATATCGTAGCTACTTACACTTTGTATATTGCCAGTAATAGTCACAAGATATTTACCTGCTGTGGTAGGAGTAAATCTATCTGATGCAAAATTATTATCTGTATCAAAGTCTTCAGTAAACCCAGTAACTTTAACGTCTGTATTTTCAGTCAAAGTTAAATTAGTTGCACGTCTTGCTTGAAATGCAGGTGTGTTTGTCTGTGAATTAGCAACTGGCAATACACCAGTAACCTTTGATGTAAGGTCTACTGCACTACTAGCAATCTTAGCTGTGCTAACTGCACTATCTGCTATCTTTGCTGTGCTTACTGAGCCATCAGGGGGGACTACAGTTTGCAAAGCCTTACCAGAAAATATGACGTAGATGTCATCTGATGCTGCAACTGTGTAATTTACAAAACTTAATGTAGTACCACTAGTTGTATAAGATGTTGTTGGTTCTTGTCTTACATTGTTGATGTACAATTCTACTTCATTAGCATTAGCTACAGGATGACTCAAGGTAACTGAAGCACCTGATGCTCCTGTTAAATCTTGTTTAACCATAGAAGAGTACGAGTTTGTAGATTGATTGCCTATGTATGGCATATGAACTCTCCTTAGTTACTAATAGCTTTTACTGTTGAAATCCAAGCATCTACTGATGAAGGAGTATCTGACTGCACCCAAATTCTATCACCGTCTTGTACAACAATTTTTGCTCCACCATCTAATATCTGTAGAGCACCTCCACTTGCTATGGGTGCACCTTTGACTAGGTAGTATGTATCATTTGGATTGTTACTTGGGTCATCATCTGCATCATCATTATATGTAGTTATAAACACATCTACGTTAATTGCAGTTGTTGCTCTGTTTGCACAATGAATACCTACTATGGTATCAAAGGTATCAAAGTCTGTTCCGTCAGGTGCATCTTGAGCAGAAGTTCCTACGTCTCTCATCTTATATCGTCTAAATAATTGTGACATTTCTATTTCCTTATAAAGCTATTGCCATTGCTATAGCCACACCTTTAGTTGCAAAAGAACTTGTGTCTGTAGCTTCTATGCTTGACCAACTTGAGCCATTGTAATATTTAAGTTTACTGGTACTTGTATTAAAGTATAAATCTCCTGCTTCTAATGCAGAACCATCAGGGTCTTGTGTAGGGTCTGAACTTAATGCTCCATGATAAACATTAGAGAACTCAGTCTTAGAAGCTGCTGCTTGTTCTGCATAATACTTAGCTGAAAACAAACCACCTGCTACAGCTTCTGATGTAGTAAAACCAGTACCACCACCAACAGCCCATTGTTTAGATGAACCTAATGATTGTCCTGATTGTGTTCCTACAGCATATTCTTTAGCTGAGTATTCTGAGTTATTTGCTGTACCTGTAGTATATGTAGCCCATTCTTTAGCTGAACCTTTACCTGCAGTTCTCATATTATAGTTAGTCTCATCACCACCAACAGCCCAAGACTTAGCTGAATCATCAGTAGTACCAGTTACTGTTGAATCTGTTTCTGTAGCATAGTTTTGTGCTTTAGTAGCATTGGCTGAAGCATTTTGAATAGCAGTAATATTAGTTGCATTTAAATTAATATTTGTTGCATTATCTTTAACTGCAGTAATGTTTGTTAAATTATTGTTAACTGCAGTAATGTTTGTTTTATCAGCCTCAGATAACCATGTAGTTTCTAAATAATTCTTAGTTGCAACATCCTGTGCTGCCGTTGGGTCAGCTACATTAGTTACTCTTAATGAGGTGGCATCAAACTGATTGTTAGAGTCAGAAACTGCGATAGAATCTTGGGCTATATCTATAGCTTCTTGAGCCATATTAAAGCCTTGGATACTATCGTTATCTAGGTCAGATTCCTTTAAGACAGAACCTGCAGCATAGTCTACTATTCTTGCATCCTGACTAGTGCTTCTTCGTAAAACTATAGCAGCACCGTTAGCAGGTGGTGTGACAAAACTAATCGTACTAGCTGAAGGGAAACTGTAGTGGGTGGTAAGATTTAATACTGTTCCTGCCACCGTTACTACAACGTCTGAAGCTGTACGATAAGTAAATGGTATTGTGTAGTTTGTAAGTGTACCGTTTCCTGTGTACCTTTTGAGTGCGAAAGATGGCATATTTTATTTCCTTTAATTATCTAATCCACGTTTTAATTTTCTTTTATATCTATCAGAATAAAGAACTAAATCATAAAGATTGTTTCTTCTTAATACTCTTCTAAGATGAAAGTCTCTTCTACGTTTTAAAATTTCTTTAATTCTAGTTGTATATCTACTAGATATTCCACTAACACCTGCTTTTACATTTTTTCTATTTGCATAGTTAAATAAAAGATTTTCTAAAAGTTTATCTTTTGAAACTTCTTCTTGAACAGCATTATAAATAGTAGTTACAGGAATTGGTTTTCCTTTACTATCTTTATAATCTGGTGTTGTATAGACAGTTCTTAAATCTATACCCTTACCATCCATTCCAACAATAGTTCCTTTAAATGGCATATAAAAATTAGTATTCTCTGCTCTACCTAAACGGTCTAACATTTGTAATATTTTATATTGCTTATCACTTAAATCACCTTGAGACTCTTTAACTGACTGAGAACTAAATAATGTAAAGACTTCTGCTTTATCTTTAATTTTTCTTGTAGTTCCTAAAGCAGTATGCTGTCTATTTACTATAGGAGATGTAGGTTCAGTATAAAATTTAAAGAATTGCTCAAGATTTCTAGGGTCAGGTAAAGATAAATTTCCGTCTCCTATTTCAACTTGCTGACCAGTAAAAGGTATAGGGAATGAACCTGTCTGTTGTATTTTATAATACATAGAAGGAATAGCAGGTCTTATAAAAGCATCAGCAATATATCTAAAGGCTTTATCATCTAAACCTTCACTAGCAAAATCTTTACCTATATCACTAAACTTTTGTAATCCTGACCATAAGTTTGCATCATGCACAGCATGAAAAACTGATGTCATACCAATTAGAAATCTGTCTTTAAATTCATTAAATTGAACTTCTACTTCTTCTAAAAAGCCTTCTTCTCCATACAAATCATTAGGGTCTTTTACACCTTGTCTATGTTCCATATTTAACTTAGCCATAGCTTCTAAAGCATTAGTCATAATTTTTATAGGAGTTGAGAAAGGGTCTAAGTTTCTATAAGGTATTAATGAACCATCATTATCTTTAATACTATAAGGTTTTCCCCCTGCATCTTCTGCTTGTCTTTTTAATTTGTAATCCCAATCTATTGTTCCTGTTAATTCAGTTTCAGCAAATTTTGTTAATACATAAGAAGCTATTGCCATAGATAAGTAAGCCTCACCTACTGCTCTTGCATGGCGATAATTAGGAACACCTGCTCCACCCCTTAAATCTTTCATAATAAAAGGTAAGTTCAATCCTGGGGTTAATCTAAAACCTTCTTCAAAAACTCTAACAGGAGTTCTAAAGAACATTTGTCCCATTAATCTTAGTATAGGATATTTGTTTACTTGGGCTTCATACCATTTAGCTGCTCCACTCATAGCACCTTCACCACTAAACTCTCTTTTAAAAAGAGTATCTTTAACAAAGTCTGTACCTTGTTTATCTGTGGCAGTTTTAAGAATGTCCTTATTCTTTTTCTTTTCGGACATTACCCATTTAGCAAGTTGTTCACCTTTATAACCTCTGGCAACTCCATCTTCTATTAGTAAATCAGTTACATCAGGAGATGAATCGTAACCTTTAACTATAGCTTTTTCGTTAGCATAGTTTAGGTAATCATCTAAAGTCATTTCAACTTCTTTACCTTCAAGTTTAATCTTCTTAGGTTTACTTCCTAGCTTATAAACAAACTTACCATCTTCTAATGCTTGTCTGGTTGATTCACCTATAATATGACTTCTATAAAGTAACTGCTCAAAGAAAGCATCAGTTGAAAGTAACATTCTAGGAAAGAATCTAATTAAACCACCTACAGGAACTTTCAATATTTGTTTAGGAAGAATATTAGTTTCTTCTAAAAATCTTGCGTGGTCACCTGTTAGGATAGACCTTTCATATCTAAAGGCTGCTATAGCACTTTTGAAAGCTAAGTTTTTAGCTGACCACATAGCATTATATTGTCTCCATGCAGTTCTTGCAGCATCTAAAGATATACCATCTGTTCTTGATATAGCATCCAATAAAGGTTTATAAAAAGTTTTTGCTAGTGAGGGTAATGTATTTAACTCAATAGTCTTTGTACTAAACACATTTCCAATAGCATATTCGTTGTATCCTTTTACAACCCTGTTAAAATTCTTACCCAAGGTTTTTCCAAGTTTACTTTCACCAACTTCTAAATTTATCTCTACAAGTTTTTCTTCAATTTTTTGGTTAACATTTACAACACCTTGAATGTCATTTTCTTCTATTAGTCTATCTCTCTCGACTTTCAATGCATTCAATTCAACACTCTGTTGTTGATTAATTTGTGCCTGTTTAATAGCTTCTACATATCTTCTTTGTGCTTCTAAAGGTGTTAACTTGTCTTTTCCATTTATAAGACTATCCATTGTCAAATCAACAAGGTCACCTTTTACAAGACCTTCTTGTAGCATACCTAATCGTCTAGCTGTACTAGCATTAAAGGTACTCAAAGCCATACTTACTGTTGAATCTAACTCATATAATTTTTCCATAACTTCATTACTTGCTGAGTTAGGACTTTTATCTACTCCGTTAGTATTTGCCTCGTCTAGTAGGTTAGCAATTTTAACTTTAATTTCACCTGAAGCATTTTGTAGTGACTTTTGTAAAACTTGTAATTGTGGTTCAGATAATTGTGCTGAGTGAAATACTTTAGCTAAATCTTCAGAATCAGTTACTTCAAGTCTTTCTATAACTTCTGTTACTTCTGTTACAAACTCACTTAACTCTGCTCTATTTTGAACATCATCAACTAATGATGCAATTTTACCTTCTGGTAATACACGTTTAACTGTCTCAATAACATTATCAATTTTAGTTTTAAACTCTAAAGGAGTTTCATCAATAATAGAAGCCTCGTCTAATGCCTCTTTACTTACTGGTTTTGCATCAGGAGTAGTATCAGAATTTACTTCTTCAACTATTTCATCACTAGATTTATTCTTCATCATTCTTTGAAGTTTACCTATACCTAAATCTAGTCCACCTGCAAGAAAAAATCCTGCACCAAATCCTTTAGCAGTAGCTTCTAAAGACCTCGCAGAGTCAAACTCTTCTCCTGTAACTTTATTTTTTACAGTTTGTCTAATAGAATCATCAGTATAACTATATAGTCCACCTTCAAAACCACCTATCATACCTGTCTTTAATGCTTTGTATAAATAAGCCTTTGCTCCTGCTCTGGTAGTAGCCTTTGCTGTTTCTTTAGCAAAGAAAGCAGCACCTAATGTAGCAACTCCCACATATGATGTAGGGTCAAAGAATAAACCTCTAGCTAATCTACCTGCTCCCTCCCATGATGCACCTAAGTCTTCAGTAGATTCCATCATGTATAAGAAGGCTTCTTTTTCTCTAGGATTAAGATACTGTAAATTAAAAGCATCTACAGACATTTTAGGTAAGTTCCAATTAAACCATCCCATTTGGTCTAATCCATAATTAGCAGCCATTTCATCAGAGAACTCTGTTTTTTGCATAGCAAGTCTTCTAGCATGACCACTTCTAGGAAGTTTACTAAGGTCAACTGGTTTTTGTGTTCCCCATTTTCTTCTTCCATGATTAGCTGACCAAAGTATTTTAGATGCTTCTATGAATTTTTTATCTGATTTTAAATCGGAATCATAGATAGAACTATCAGTATCTTTATCTTTGTACCTACCGATTTTAGCATTTGTTTGTATTGCAGTTTCTTTAGGCTTTGGGTTTTCTTTTAAGTATTTTTGAATTTTTAATCTAGCTTCATCTTCTGTTTCAGCATTAACATCAAATGACTGGTCTTCCACAGTCAAACTAAAAGTTGCCATTATTTAAATCCTTATTGTAATGCTATTGGTGGTTGTGGTATTACTGCAGGTCTACTATTATTTACATCATTTATATATTTAGTTACTTGGTTATAGTATGCTTGTGCTTTATTAAGGGCTTCTTGTATAACTGTATCTAAAGCCCCCCCTTGAGGAATATCTTTATCGGATGATATAGCTGTTTTAATTGCATTTTGTATGTGTGTGTTGTAAATACGTTTCATATCTGCTCTATAAAGAATTGAAGGTTTTAGAGCACCACTTGTGTCCGTAGGATTTAAAAGAACGTCTTGTGAATCTTTATTACCATCTATAGATTTTAAAGCTAATTCAAAAGTATCATCATAAGAATCACTAATTATAGGGTTACGCATTACACTAGCACCCTGTCTTAACTTAGGTATCTGTGCAAATAAGGCTTGTTTTTCTGCCCCATTTAAATCTTTTGAACTTGCTATAAAATCAATTAAACCATCTGTATCAAGATTACCTGTAAAACCTTTTATTTTAGTTTTATCATTAGATGTACTTGCAATTAATATATCATTCATAAGTTTAGACATATTAGCTTTAGATTGTGTTTCTTCTAATATAGGTTGATTTCTTAATTGTAAAGCAAGTAGATAAGATGAAGTGTCTCCTGATTGTGCTTTAGCTAATCCTTCTAAATAATTTTTATCAACTTTGCCACCGTTGGCAACGTGTTCAATAACAGACATCTTTTCTTTTCTAACAAGGTTACTTCTGTTAAAATTTGTCTCTCTTATTTTTGCAGCATTTTCAGAACTCAACGCATTATTTATTCTATTTTTTGTAGCATTAATTAAATCTTGTGAGTTTCCATCTTTGTACATATTAGGTATACTATCTAATAACTTTGAATTTCTAGTGTTTAAAGCAGTCTCTAAAGTTTGTTTAAAAATAATATCCTTACGAGTTTTATTTCCTAAAGGAGACATCTTCTTACCTAAGTAATCTGCTTGACCAATTTTTTCCCACGCAGATTTATAATCAGTCTTTCCATCAGTACCTGTAGCCACAATAACTTCATTTAAATTAGAAGATACCTCGTTCTTATAATAAGTTGTAGCTTCTTCTCTATGATACTTACCTCTTTGGGCTGTCCATTGGGTGTTATATTGATTCATTTTACTTTTAAATGCTCTCATTGAACCTTCGTAAGCAAACTCATTAGTTTTTCTTGAGCCATCTGCATTAGTCATAAAATTATCATCAGAATCTTTAATACTATATTTATCTAAAAGTTCAGACCTTTTATTTTCAATAATTCCCTCTAGTAAATTTTTATTTTTCCATACATCATCCCCATAAGGCTCATTAGTAGCAGGGTTTATTAATGTACCTGTATTTAAATCATCAGCAAACTTATCCATTTCTGCATTTGTTTGATTGTTTGCAATTATTTGTGCTAAAAACATTTGATTTGTTTTTGAAAGTTCAGGATATAATTCTCCTGCCTGTACTCTACTTAAAACTTTATTTTTATTTTCTTTTTGCCATGTAGAAGCTAAAGACTGTAGTCTATTTTTATCCATTAAGTCTTTTTCAGCTTTTGCTTCTCTAGCATCTTCTTTAGCTGTTTTAGATAAAGACTGTGTTAATAAACCAAAAGATTTTGCTAATGCACTCGCAGAACTTTCTGTAGCAATAGCAGGTGCACCACTAAATGTATCAACTCCACGACTAGCAGGTGTACTTGTATTTCCATATCCTGCTACTTTTCCTATCTGTTGTCTTTGTGCCATGTTAAATCCTATGTTCTCAATTCCCATTTACTATTATCAGTCGTGCCTTTAAAGTCTACTGTTTGACTTAATCCTGCTCCGACTTCTAATGCAGTACCTAAGAAACTTGGTTGTGTTACTGGCTTTAAAGAATTAAATCTTGATACCATAGTTGCGTATGACTTCTCTTTATCATCAGTTAGTGAAGCTAATTTATTTTTAGTTGAACCTAAGTTTCTTGATAATATAGTACCTTCTTGGTAATCAACCTCATTTAGAACAGCCTCTACAGAAATACCTGATACCCCTGATTCACCTGCTGAAGCTATAGCTGTGGCTTTCTTTTCTCTAGCATCTGCAATAACATCTTGTTCAGCTTGAACAGAAGCAGTTTTTTCTTCGTCCATTCTCCTATCAAGCATTTTCATCTCTCTTTCGTGAGAGGCTTGAGCATCATTAGCATAGGCTTGGTTCTGTTTAGTTTGAGCATCTGCTGCATCTTGAGCAGCCATGTAAGTCATCATCCCAGATGCGACTTGCATCATTACCATTGTTGTCGGTTCACACATTATTTTTCTCTCTTATAAATAGGTAAAAGTCTTCACCCCCTGCACCATAAGTGCGTGATGTTTTAATATCGAACCCACACCATTGTAGCCATCTCATGCCCTGTGCATTTTGGCAATGAACCATGTTGTAAAGAACGTCATATTTGTTTTCAATTTTAGTTATCCAATCTTTGCAATAACGTAGAAAAGGTCTTGAGTAATCTTCTAAGTCACGAGAAGCTAACATCCAAGGTACACCATATTCAGGAACTTCTACTGAGTCAGCTACACCGAACATAGCTATAACTTTAGATTCTTGTGTTTCAGCTTTAGTTTCTAATATTGTATAAACTTCAGAATTAGGTAATTCAAAAGATTGCATTAATGCTTTGAATGGTGTTGTACCCATTGCTGTTACTTCAATAACATCAGGTTGTCTTAAACGTGGTGCGAGAACTAAAGCATCCATAGGGTCAGCTTGTACAACACTAATTATAGTTGTATCATCTATCATGTATGTATTCATCTATATCCTCTGTGAATGTATGGTATAGAAACCTTCCCACTCAGCAGATTGAAAAGAACATGGTAAATAACTATCTGAAAGTATCTTTACTGTTACTCTGTCATTCTTAGATTGAATTGGAAATCTGAATGTTCCATCAGAAATATTCACGTCTTCAATAGTTGTTGATGGACTATTAATTACGTTACCACTAAATTCATATGTATTTGTACTTCTAGCTTCAGGAGTTACTTCTACTTTAAAAAACCCAGAGTCTTCATAGTTAACTCTCATAGTTCTTAATTGTAATCTTCCTGATTGTACAGATTGTTTACCTTGGTTTTCTCTAACGTGTTGTTCTGAGAATTGGTATTCAAATGTATAAGGGATTCCTATAGTTACTGTAGCTGCAGAATAATCTCCTGTAGCAGCAACTGTAGTTGTTGAAGGTCTTGTTACTGTTATATCAGTACCCTTCCTGCTTGACCATGCCCCAGACTTTATTGCTTTGACTGTTCCATCGTAGACGTATGGCAATGTCCAAGTTGTGATATTTGTTCCTGAATTGTAAGAACCTGAGACTGTAACTTTCCTGTCAACACGACTGCAGAAAGTAAGCCCAGAATCATTAGGATATTGAAGCTGTAATTTTTCAATGAATACTCCATCACTTCTACTTATTACTATAAATAAATCGTTCTCTAATATTGTTACATCAAGTACACTTGAGCCTGTGTGCATATGCCACTCAGACCAACTTGATACTAGCTTAGTTGTTCCTTGCCAATACCATTTGTATATGTATAACTTAGAACGGTCTTCACTTGATAGCCCTACTAATATATCTTCATTAGATGATGAGGCTAATTTAACCACGTTTTTAGGTAAGTACTTAGGGCAATGGCTCGTGATTTCAGCAGCATCCACGATGACTGTATCACTCTCCACGTAATACTCACGAACAGACGTAAAGTCTCCTCGCTTAGACGTAAAATATAAGTAGTTCCCTGAAGCAACAGGCGAAACTTTTGTATCATTTTCAAACTCCGTACTAGGTACTATTGATATTGTTTTAGGTGTTAGTATTCCACTAGTCTCAATACTAAATTGTGTGTTGTCACTAAATAATGTTAGTGAATCATTAAAAGGAATTGCGTGTTTTAAGATAGATACTTTGGTGTGACTAACAGAAACATCTATAGGTGCATCATCTAAAACTGCAGTTACTGTTGTAGCAAAGAAGTTAAAGAACTCTGCTGACTGACTAAAGATAATGTTTTCATCTGCTAATAAACCTAGTCTATTTTTATAGAAGAATATATTGTTTATTTTTCTACCTACAAAAGAAGGATTAGGATTAGAGTCTAAATCACCTGCATCTCTATCAGCATATGTTTGTCTATTAAATGTAAATGAACCTGAAGTTAAAACTAAACTATGTGGCATAGTAGTATTATCTAATTGATATATAATCCCAGGCTTTACAGTCTCTTCATAAGTATTAGCACTCAATGCTTTTACAAAGTAATTATCAAAGTTATTATTTTGGTCACCAAGTATTTCGTATACATTACCTGTAGAAGCATTCGTAGGTAAATCAGCAAATTCTTGTACACTACTACTTACTGAGCCAGATACTGTTGCAGTAGTCATGGCAACTGTTTTAGTTTTGTTAACAATAAAAGTAAAATCAGCTACTGTTACAAAAGCTAAATCTGTTTGTGGGTTAGCACAATGTAAATAAGCTGTACCATTAGGTACGTTAACAGTTGCAGCATTACCTGCCAAATCAAAGGCTTGGATAGTGGCTGAACTGCTAGTTGCAGTAATTGCAATAATGTATTGGTTAGCTTCATCACGATTTACAACGTGGATAGCTGCTCCACTTACGGCTGAATTTATAATTTTAGCAACGTGTTCTGTAGGTTGTCTTTTAATTAGTCCGTCTATTATAGATGAAAAACCATTTACCTGACTTTCCCCCTGTGTAGTCTGTCGCAACGTAGATGGTTGCTGACTAACCCCATTTAAGAGATTAGGTAGTCCTGTACTAACGAGAGGCATATCATCACCTTATTGCTCTACGTGGTGCTCCACGAATTATTATTTTAGAAACATCATAGTTATCAAGTAACATATTACTGTCTTCTGTTTGTGCTTCACATTGTTCAAAATAAACCATAGCTTCTGATTCATCTCTTTCAGAGAATCCACCTAAAGTATCTGAACCCATGAATCTACCTTGGAATCTTCTTGCAGATTTAACTGTAACGTATCTCTTAACGTGCTCTGGTAAATCATTAAAGTTTAATAGTAGAACCATATCTACATAATATGTGCCTTCAAATGTTGTAAAGGAAAATTTCTTACGGTCATATAATCTTGTGCCTCTTTGAACCACGTCAACGTCACTAGTAGAACCAGAAGTGTCTATCTTCACACAGTTACTAGGTACATTTAATTGTCCATCTGTATCAGGAACAATAGGATATTCATGTTCAGTATTACAATGAAGTCCTTGAGATTGTATAGACCTAGAAGTTTCATCTAATATTGACTTAGCAATAGATACATCTACAAGTTGAGCATCATCTAAACTAGATACAGGAGACTCACCTATAGAAGCTAACATAATGTTAACTGCTTCAAGTTCTGTTGTTGGTGTAGTTGACATAATCAATCCTGTAAAAAAAAGCGAAAGCCAAATGAATGACTCTCGCTATGATTAAAATTAAGCAGTTTGAATTTGTACTGCAGCCTCTGGACGTAATGCACCATGACCCATTGCATACTTTGCAACCATGAGTGTACCTTGTCTTCGGATGTCGTACTCTGATTCAACAGCTAAATCCATTAACTTAACTGTACCTACAGCAGAAGTATGAGCAATAATTGCAACGGTGTTAGCTGCGTTAATTACCTGTGCTCCACCTGCACCACCTGCATCAACTCCAGTACCAGTAATGTTACCAGTTGGTAGATGTGGGGTCTTAATTAGGTTAATACCTGCTAACTGAGGGATTGTACCTTCAGCAATAGAACCTCTACCTGAGAAGTCTACATTAACAGCATTAGTAGCATTAGCTAATAGGTAATACTGTTCAGGTTTTAGATAACAGAATCTTCCTTCTGATGGTACATAACCGTCATCTAGTGCTTCAGCAGCATCAAAGATTGAAGTAATCAATGAAGCAGCAGATGTATTAGCATCTGAGTCTGTAATAATTGTACCTGCTTCGTAACCTGAGTCACCTACGTTTGCAGTTCCTGCAGCAGCTTGAAGCATAGTTTGAAGAACGTGCTTATCCATTTGGAAAGCTAGTGCTCTACCCATCTCTGACGAATATACAGAACGAACATCATAATGGTTCTTAGCTTCTTGAATATTTGCAATGAAGTGGTTAGAGATTAGAAGGTCATTAATAGTAATAACTTTCTCTGCGTGATTTAGGGCTGTGCCTGTTATCTCATTTCCTGGGGTATGATATGCAGCAGAACTTCTACCCATAACTGGGAACTGTGCAGACTTACCTGATGCGATTGTACGTATCATGTGCTTGTCGGCTGTAACAGTAGTCTGCTCGAAAGAAGTTAATACTTCCCCAGAGAACTGTTTAAGAAACATAGCATCAGCAGTACCAGTATTATTAACTTTACCGATATCTGATATAGTTGCGTTTGACATATAAATGTCTCCTTATTGTAAAAAGTTGAAATAAAAGTGCGTTCCAACATTCCTACCGTACACATGAGTATCCTCGCAAGGGTCTAGTCTTTGGTTTGATGTTTTGAACTTATAGCTTCCTTGTTAGGAAGACTATGATAATTTGCTTCGTCCTAGCTTCTTCTCTACCGTTGCTCTAAAAGCAGGGTCTTTAGAATAAGCAGGTTTTTTCATATCGGTTGTAACTTGTGCCCAACTTTGGTATGTGTCCACAGACTCTGAGGGTCTACCCCCAACCAAGTTTGGCTCTACTCCGACCATGTTTTTGTAACGTGCATTTAATGCTTCGACTGCTAGTTTAGCTTGAGCCATATCTCCTGAATTAACAGCAAGATTAAAAGCATCTTTCTCAGCTTGATTCATATTATCGGCTGCCCATTCTGTCATCTGTGTGTAGTTTTCTTC